GATCGGCACCTTCAAAAACTGAATCAGGTCGGTGATCTCCGAGCACCCCGAGCAACTTCCACCGGGAGAATTGATCTCCAGCAACACGCCGCGCACATTGGCCTCCATCGCGGACTCGAGATCCTCGGCCACCCATTCGTAGTCCCACACCCCGCAGCAGGCCTCAATGGCGGAAATGCCTTTGGCAAGGGTGCCCTCAATGCAGATGTGCGCGATCCCTTGCCCGTCAATCTCCATCGGTTCGCGCTGGGACTTCATCATACCTTCGTATTCATCGCCGTTCGCACGGACAAGTCGCGCTTCCACAAGTTTGCGGACCGCAGCGTATCCGCCCGGCGTGATAAGCCATGGACGGTAGAAAACTTGCTCGATGACGCGTTGAAATTTCATTCGGTAGGGACGGATGTGGCAGGGTTGCCGTTGGGGGTCAAAAGCCCGAACACGTCGCGGGTCAGGCCCGAGCGTTCGACGCGTTTTTTGATTTCAAGTTCTTCCCGCTCCACCTCGTCGAGGTGCTCTTCAAGCGTCTTGGAACCGCTGGCGAGGATGTCGGTCATGGATCGCATTCCAGCACGGTAGGCTTCGATAGCGTCCCGGGAGGCATAGCCGGAATCCGCGGTAAGCCTGGCTGGCTCTGTAAACCGGAACTGGTACGCGCCGCCGCGGTCACGGTCAGCGCCGCGGTACTCCGGCAAAATCTCCATTTCGACGAACCGCGCGATGGCAAACGCGCAACGCCGCTTACAAAATGCCGCAAGGTAAGCGTGCCGCTCGGAGGTGATTCGGTTCACTTGTTCCAACACGATGCGGGCGGAAGCGCCGCCCAGCTTTGACATGTCCCAGCCAAATTCAGGCGGCCACTGTGCGGCCAGTAATGCGTTGCGGATCAGGCGTTCCTGAAGCCGGTCCTGCGCCTCGGTCGGGATTTTGGCGTCAATCTGTTCGATTGCTTCACCTGCGTTCGCCTGTAGGTACTCAATGCGACCTCCAGCCATTGGCGTAATCCGCAAACCCGGCGCGCAATTTGGAATGACATTGTCGCTGAGTGCTTGGTAAGCGTCGGACGCGTCGGCCATGCCTTGTTGATTGGTCACCAAAAGGCCAATTTTGGCGGCCATGCGGGATGCACTCTGAATGTCGTCCCCGAGGTCTTTGAGGCTCAATAGATCGCGAATTGCCGGAGCAAACGCGGAGATCCCACGCACTTGGTCAACCTCGCGCGGGTCCATTGTCAGCATGGCGGATTGCACCGGGATGTCCCTATCTTCGGAACCGTCCAATGCCTCACCGAGCACTCGGTAGGCCACGGCGCGGTTGGTTTTGGACAGAATGACGCCGTTGTAAATCCGCAACCCACGGTAGCGGCCAGATTGCAAGATCCCGTCATCAATCCGGCTGCCGATCTGGTGCCACGGCACCTGTTGCAACTGTGGATAACCGCTGGCAGCGGTCGTCAGGATAGTCAGCAGGTCGCCTTCCCGGTCGATGGCAGTCGATTCTAGCCGCAGCCCTTCCCACCAGCTTTTTCCGTCAATGTATGCGATTTGAAACCAATCGAGCAGCACCGCTTCGGCTTTTTTGCCCCACTCCTTGTCCTCACCGACAAAGATCGGTCGCATGGCCATGCCAACGGACAGCATGGATTTTTGGTCGATGGCGGCATTGACTAAACCATTGTTCCAATAGAGCTTGCGGGCCGCTGAATTGAGCGTGCGCCACTCTGAAACATTGAGCTCTTTAGAAATGCTCTGGGTGTGAGTTCTCCAATACGGCTCGCCCCAGACTCCACCTTCAATAAGCCGCTGGCGACGGTAGGAGTCGTAAGCCCCTTGCACCTTCGGCGTTTTGAAGCCCATTAGATTCTTGAGTCGGTCGAAGAGGCTCATACGAAAAACGCTTGTGTGCGGCGCACCGGCCCGTTGATCCCAGCCGCTTTGTAATTTAATGCCTGTTGCGCCAGCATCATCACATCCAACGGCGAAAGCGTGCCGCCCACATTGAACTGGAAACTGGCCCCGTCGATGGAACTGGACACTAGAGAGCTTTTGCCGGCGGACACTAGGTCAAACTTTTGGGAAACGATGGCGCGCAACTCAGCAACATCGCGGGTGAGGAACACCTGAAGGAGGAGTTTTTGGTCGGGAGCCATCTATCCAGACGGTTCGGGACAAGGAAAACCCCGGACACTGCACTCGCAGGCCGGGGTCAGTCTTAGCCCTTCATCCCCTTCACGCTTCTGATAGGGTTGAGCCTGCAGATTATTCTGCCGTTGCCGGTTCGTCAACCTCTGGAGCGGTGGAAATCATGTCTGGCAGGATCCCGAGAATCTGCGCTGCCAGCACGTTCATCGCTTCCGCGTCCCATAGGTGGTTGTGTCTTCCGGTTGCCGTCCACCGCAGGCGGGTTTTCTTGGTGCGCTTGTCCACGGTGGCCTTTTTTGCTTCGGAATTCATGTGCGGCTTGTACTCCACGCACACATCCTGCGGGAAATCCCAAACTGGCGAGCCGATATTTCTCAGGTTGCCCAGGATGTCTTTGATGGGATCCGACGACCAGTAAAAGAACGTCACAAAAATTCGCTTTCCGGCAGCGTCCCGGGTGGTAGGTGCCACCACACGATCTGGTGCCGAATAGTACCGGCGAATGGGTTTTCCGTCCTGCCCTCGCACGGTGAAATGGTCCTCGGCCCGTCCTATAAGCGCCGTCCACCCGTACCGCCCGCACGTGTCATAAATGCGCCCGTGAAACGAGTTCCCAGCGTCCAATAAGGTGCGCTTGTCGGGAATCTTGAGCCGGGTTTGCACCTCGCGAATCTGTTCGGGCGTCAAAAGCATTCCGGCCCAAATGAGCTTCGAGTAACCGTTTTTAAGCCAAACCCGGACGACCACCCAGTAATGGTCCTGCTGGCAGTCCACGGTCATTATCCGCGCGGCCTCGTCCGGCAGCGGTTCTCCGTTTTGGTAGTCGGTCGTGAAATAATCACCGGCGCGGAGGTCCAACGGCGGGAGGTCCTCTTCCAGCCGCCACGGTTCGGCCAGCCGCTGCATTCGGAAGTCCTTCGTCGGTTGCACCACCCCGAGCTGGCGCGCATCCATTGCCTGGCACCATTGAATCACGAGGTCGGCCCATCGAATCCAGTACACGGACTGCGCCGACACCCGCCGCGAGCGGTAGCCCTCCACGTGATCATTGCCCTCTGATCTCCATTCGCTCCGCTGCGTCAGCGCCCGGCGTGCCGCTGTGGTGTCCGGCGTGACATGCCCACAGTGCGGGCATTCGTGCCGAACCGTTTTGACCAGAGCGCCCCAATTCCATTCGCCATTCTCATTCTTTGCCTCGTCGTATTTGATGTCAGTCCACGCCGGCTTCACCCATTCCTCGCAACCAGGGCAGCGGTGGCACCAGACAAACTCTTCGCCCGAACGCCACTCCTCTGTCAGCTGGTGCGGCTCCTCGAAGCTCTGGCTGGTTAGGAGCGCATAGCCGTTCCAGCGGTCGTGAAGTCGCTTTTTGAACTGCGTGATGAGGTCGGAATACTGCCAGCACTCATCCAAAAACAAAACCTGCACGGACTTTTCCTGAGCATTGGACGTGTTCGCGCCTCCTAGCATGAGCGGCATGTGGGGGAAATAGATCCCGTCCTTTTTGACGTGGTGCCGGTTGCTCGGCATCAGCCCGCGAAGCGGTTCGCACGCCCCGAGTACCGGCTTGAGCCGCGTCTCCATCCATTCCGCCGAGGTCGCGTCGGTCTGAGTGATCGACAGCATTGGTCCCGGCTGCTGCGCCACTGCCCAGCATACCAGCGCCTCCAGTGCGGTCGATTTGCCCGCCCCAGTACATGCCTGGACGAAGGTCTGGCGGCATGTTGGGTCGGCAAAGTCGTGGAAAACTGCATTCCACCAAGGGGCGGTGTGCCGGTCAAAATGGGTGGAACGGCTCGAGTGCGGGAACCGCACGTTGGCCTCCATCCAGTCCAGCGGATCGCCAGTGTACGCCAGCCGCACCCCGGCACAGCATCCCTGTAAAAACGGCGTCATAATCCGGCAAAGCCCTCCCGAGCGTTTGCTTTCAAAAGCTCAATCCGGCTTTTGAGCTTTGGCTGAATCTCAGCTTCGGTAAGTCCCGCCAGTTGCCCAGGCAAGTCGCCAACCAGTGCGTCGAGTTCCGAGCACCAGACGGAGACAACCCGGGTGCCGAGTTCGCGCATCTCGGCGGCCAGCACCAGCTCGCCTTTTTCGCGTCCGATGATGATGGAGAGTCGCTCAATCTCTTTTGCCAGCTTTTGAGTGCGGGCTTCTTTGTAATCCAGCACCGGCGCAGCAGTCTTTGCCGGTTTTGGCTCGTCAGGCTTTGGCTTTGCCAGCGGCGGCTCTACAATCCGGTCGGCTGTATAGGCCTTCCGCCATGCTTCCTGCTCTTCTGTAGACCAGTTTCGGTCAAAGCCTTTTTTTTCCCAAAACTGAACAGCGGAGACGTTTACGCCGAAATGTTTGGCAACTTGGCTATACGATGACCGTTTATTCTGATTTGCCACGCATCAATAGTAGACCAAGCAAGATTTGCCGGTCAATACCCTACTTGCGCAGTCTACAATCGGAACTTTTTGCCGATTGCACAAAAAAAGGGCAGGCGTCTCTGACCTCAC